AACCAGCACAATGTCATTAAGAATTCATTTTCGTGAACCCTACGCATAATCTTAGAATCAGCGGTTCTATTATTAAATTCCAAATATTGGCTCAATAATTCTTTAGCATCTTTTTTACCGTAGAAACGATTATACCAAGTAAAACTACGCATCAATGCTACCCTACGCTTATCCTCATCAGGTTGTAGTACAAATAGAGGTTCATCTCCATAATATTGAACATCTACATCCCGTGGATTTAATGCTTTAACTAGACTGTGGTCCTCTGAATTACGCTTACGTGTTGCCATTAGGCACTCCTTTACTATGATTTAATTATTATAACACAAGCCATATTTATTGTCAACCTTAGGATTCATGCGTAGGACATTGCGATAAATACTATTATGCCAAAGTTATCCCTATACCGTCCAAATAAACAAAATGATTATCGTTTCTTTGATAGAACAATATCCGAAGAATTACGGGTTGGCGGCACGGACTTATATATTCATAAATATTTAGGTCCTACAGATCAGGGTGTTAGTATTGATTATACCCAACCGCAATATGAAACATTAAATCCTACTAATATTCAAGATTTATTGTTTTTAGAGAATAGAGATAGAACATATGACCCAAACATTTATCGTTTGCGTGGTCACTATAATGTACAGAATTTAGATTTTGATTTAAGTCAATTTGGTTTATTCTTAAACAATGATATACTATTCATAACCGTCCATTATAACGATATGATTGATATTGTCGGTCGGAAACTAATGGTAGGTGATGTATTAGAATTGCCTCATTTATTAGATTACAATCCATTAAAAGAAACTATCCCAGTTGCATTAAAACGATTTATGCAAATTACTGATAGCAATTATGCGAGTGAAGGATTTAGCCAGACTTGGTTCCCGCATCTATGGCGCATTAAATGTGAACCATTAGTTGATAGTGAGGAATTTAGTCAGATATTACAAGAGCCCATTAATCAAGACAATTATCTTGGATTATGGGATAAAACTAAACCATATCCAGAAGGATATATTATCAGTTATGGCGATAAAAATTATATTTCTATAGCTGATGTGCCGGCGGGTACTAATCCGCCCAATAGTGATTATTGGCGATTAACAGAGGAACAGAATCTTAAAGATATTCTATCTACATATAATCAGAATATTGCAATTAATAATGCCGCACTTGAAGAAGCCAAACGCTTATTACCTAAATCTGGTTATGACAATAGCAATCTATATATTGTACCTACATACGGCGCACTTAGTGAAAACGGTGTTCCTTCAGGAAAGTATAATCAGCCGGCGCCACCTGTCAATGTGGTTACTAGTGCATCAGGTTCCGGAGCTCCTAATCCTGTAGTAGAAATTTATACAAGCACTGCATATGTGAATGACAGCCCATATCTACGCATACCGGCAGCCACAATAGCATTTATTAAATCTAATATATTAGATGTAGCATTCCCCGGAATACCATCTGCACCCATACCAAGTAATGTGGTAAATACTCCTACTCCTACTCCTACTCCTACTAATCAAGTAATGTTGTTGTCTGCTATTCGTTTTGCGGCGCCGATGACAGACAGTGGGTCAGGTTCGGTTGAAGCAGAAATGATGTTGACTATTGATAGTATGATGACTATCACTGGACCATATGGTACCGCAGATAATACATATGCTACTGCTGACCAAAATCCTGTTGCGCCAGGCTTTACAGGTACAGAACCGTACGGTCCTAACACAATGGACTATCGTGCTGACTGTGATCCTCGATTCCAATTCATTGCACGTGGCAGTCCAAGAAGTTTTGGTTATACAACAGGTTATATGGCAGGAGATGGACAGGCTCCAAATGGCTTCCCAACTGGTGCAGGCATTAGTTTCCCGCAAAATCCACAAGTAGGAGATTACTTTTTACGAATTGATTACTTACCGCAGTTACTATATCGATGGGATGGTCAACTATGGGTTAGAATTAGTGAGAATGTTCGTACGGATACTGGATTGATTGATGACGATAAGACACAAACAGCAAGCTTCATAAATAACAGCAATGTTACTGTAACAACGTCGGGAACAATAATTCCGCAGAAACAAGCATTGTCTACTATATTGACAATTGCACCCGACCCACTACCACCCAAACCCTAAAGAATAATATATGGCCGCTTTTTTCTATGATAATCAGATACGCAGATTTTTAATTCAATTTGCAAAAATCTTTAGTTATTGGGAGGTAACCAAAGGTAAAGACCCTGCAGGAAATGAGATTCGTGTGCGTGTGCCTATAATGTACGGAGACAGTAGTAGACAAGCAAGTACAATAATTGCTAACAATAGTGCAAGCAATTTACCAAGTGCGCCTTTGATTACTTATTACATCAGTGGACTAGAGTACGATCAAAGACGTACACAAGATCCTACTTATGTAGATAGAATTAATGTTAGACAACGAACATTTAATACTGAAACAGGTCAATATGAAAGTGTTCAGGGGCAAGCATTTACAGTTGAAAGACTAATGCCTGTTCCATATACATTGCGTGTCACTGTAGATTTTTGGACTACTAACTATCAGCAAAAATTAGAATTAATAGAACAATTGGGTACACTGTTTAATCCATCTATGGAAATTCAATCAACAGACAACTTTATTGATTGGACTAGTTTAAGTGTTGTGTATCAAGATGGTTTAACCTTTAGTAGTAGAACAATACCCCAAGGTACTGCAAACCCCATTGATGTTATGTCATGGAAGTTTTACATGCCTATCTGGTTAAGCAATGCGGCAAAACTTAAAAAGCTTGGTGTTATTGAAAAAGTTATTGCAAGTATTTTCAAAGGTAAAGCATTACAAGATATACAAGACGATGACTTATTATTAGGTACTCGTCAAAAGATTACACCATATGGTTATAAAGTATTGTTGATGGGTAACAGACTGCAACTAATACCGGCTGATAATAATAATTTTGTAAGTAATATAGATTTGAATTATCCTGCACCACCTGATACTAGTTTGTATTGGACAAGTTTATTAAATGTGTACGGGACTATAAGACCGGGTATCAGCCAGATATGGTTACAAAATCCATATATGACAACCGACATTGTTGGTACAATTGTTCCGGATCCAACAGATGATAGACTATTAATATATAATATTGACACTGATACATTACCGCAAAATACATTAAGCCCTGTCAACAGTGTAGTAAATCCTTTAATATCAGGACCTAACGCAGGGTTACCGGGGCCCATTAATGGTGTCAGATATCTGTTAGTTGAGTCTGTTGGTAGTGAAGGAAGTCCTACTATTGCCTGGGGTGAGTTAATTGCCCATGCAAATGATATTGTAGAATATGATAGTGCTTCTGCTTCATGGTATGTTAGTTTTGATAGCCGATTATCCACTACAGTTGAATATGTAACTAATCTAACAACTGCAATTCAATACCGTTATACCCCCGACGGTGTTTGGATGAAATCATATGAAGGTTGGTATGATCAAGGTGATTATTCTATCGTGATCTAACACTATGATAAATCATAGTATGAGCAATATTTCTGCAGGTGTTTTTTTCTATTCTACAATTACTGATCGTTTCTTATATCTGTTAAGAAATGATAGTAAAAACCCTGATAACTGGGGTATACCCGGTGGCAAGATAGAAGTTGATGAAACACTACTTGAAGGGTTACAGCGTGAGTGTATAGAAGAAATAAACTACTTTCCAAATAATGCAAAATTAATACCTATTCAAAAATTCGTAAATAAAACTTTTACATATCATACATTCTTTTGTAAAGTAACGAATGAGTTTACCCCTATATTAAATGACGAGCATTGTGGTTATGCTTGGGTGGGTAATAAGCAATATCCTAAACCATTACATCCGGGATTGTTTAACACGGTTAACTTTGACGTTGTTCAGAAGAAACTACACGCACTTACAAAAAAAGAGACCTAAGTCTCTTTTTTTATTTTAGCAATTTTGCTATTGTATCAAACCCAAGTGATCCTATTACAACTCCGGCGCCCATCATCATCCATCTCCATTTTTCTAATGCGGTGATTTTGTCAGACATAGCCTGATGTGCGGTCGAACTAGCGTCTTTCATGCTCTTTAACATCCCCCTAGTATCATCGTTGTTTTTAACCATTTCAACGTGTATATCTTTGATATCTGTTTTT